TGCGAGCACCGCAACATTGACCAGGTGGGGCCGTGAACGCTCTTTCGGATTTGGTTGGCCAGCGTTTCGGACGGTGGATGGTGATAGGCCGCGTGCCGCCGCGCGGATGGGCTTGCCGTTGCGACTGTGGAGAAGAGCGCACCATCGACGGCGGCAGCCTTCGTGCCGGCCGGTCGACAGGATGTATTCGCTGCCGCGCTCCTTCTCGGACGACCCACGGGGGTAAAGGCACCCGTCTTTACACGATTTGGGGGAGGATGCGGGACAGGTGCGACAACCCCGCCGACCCGGCCTTTGCCCGATACGGTGGGCGCGGCATCGCGGTCTGCCAGGAGTGGGAGCGATCCTTTGAAGCGTTCCGCGATTGGGCGACGGCTTTCGGCTACGCACCCAACCTGACCATCGACCGGATCGACAACGATAAAGGTTACAACCCAGAAAACTGCCGGTGGGTGACGCCCCGCGATCAAAACCGGAACCGACGAGACAACCGGCGCATCGAGTTTCGGTGCGAAATGTTGTTGGCATCCGAGATCGCCGAGCGCCACGGCATTCCGGCTGATGTCATGAAGAACCGCATCTGGCGCTACGGCTGGCCGGCTGAGATGGCCGCCACAACTCCCGTTCAACCCAAGGGCGGCAAGCGCGCGCTCACATTCACCGCAGAACAGAGGAACATCGACCATGGCTGACATCGTCCCGCAGGAACTGCGAGAGGCTCCCCGCTGCCGCGCGATCGAACGGCTCTATCCCATCGGTGTCCGCGACCGGATGCCTCTGCTGGTTGCCGTCTGCGTCGACGGCTCGCTCTGGCAGCTGGACCAGCAGCTGTGCCACCCTGCGTGGGAGCGGCTTCCGTCGATCCCGGATGGCGACGCTGTCCAGGACGATGCCCCAAAATAAACGCTAATGATCGTCGAAATGCAGCAGGACTCCATCAATCCGAGTGGAGTTCGTCTGCGGACCAAGCTATAAAACTCCTGCCACGGCGATTGTGCCGAGTGAGGACCAGACGATGACCCAGACCACTTGCCAGATTTGCGGACGCGCCATCCTCGCCAAGACTGGCAGGATCGCGCACCACGGCTACAAGCGCCCCGGCAACGGCTGGCAGACCTCTTCCTGCTACGGCGCGCGCCACCGCCCCTACGAGGTCGCACGCGACGCCATCCAGGGAGCCATCGTCAACTGCCAGGGGTTCATCGCACGGACGGAGACGTGGATTGCGGACCTCCTGGCGACGCCGCCGGCAGAGATTGTGGACGAGCAGCGGGACGCATACGGGCGAGTGCGCAAGTCGGTCACCCTGGCGCGCCCCGAAGGGTTCGACGCGCATGCGGCATCGCCTGGCAGCTACCGCTACGGCAGCAGCGAGCATTACGCTTGCATGTTCCATGGCCGACTCCGCGACTGGCGCGCGCAGGTCGCGGCAGCCCACGAGGACATCGCTTTCATGACCAGCCGCTACGAGGCTTGGGTGGCTCCCGCAGCCAGCGCAGGGACGGAGTGCTGAGCAATGCGCATCTCCTTCGAGGGCGCCACGGTCACCAACTGCGACTACATCGGCCGCACGGTATGGGGGGTCTGCGCTGTGGTGCGCGATGAGGACGGCTTCGAGGTGTTCCGCAGCCGGCCCAGCACCAAGCGGTTCCTCCCGCGCCAGGAGGCGGAAGCCTTCATCGCTGGGCTGCCTGCGCGGGAGGGAGCCGACGGTCAACCCTGACCGGGTTCCTGCTGCGCGGGCAGCGGCGCAGCGCGCGGCGTCGCAGTCACCACATCCTCACGCACAACCGCCGGCGGCACTTCGTGCTGCGCAGCCTGGCGCTGAGAGATCTCGATCCAGACCTGCTCGCCACTGGCTTGCGCCGCTTCGATCATCGCCATCAGGAGCGTGAAGGCAGCGACGCTGTCAGTCACGCCGCGGGCGTTGTGCCCCGTGCCCGGCAGGATGCAGCCCTCGGTGTGCTCAGCCGTATTCCCGGAGTGGATCCGGATGCCCTCGAAGCCGATCACGCCGACCAGGAGCGGCAGGCGCACTTCTCTGCCCGCCATGCGCGAGAAGCGATCGCTGCGTGTGACGATGACGCGATACCGGCCCGCGGGGATGGCTGTCTGGCCGTAGATCTTCTCACCCGCAGGCCGCACCACGTCCTCGCAGGTGTAGCACTGGAAGCGCCCGTCGACCGCCAGCTTGCCCAGGGTCCAGCCGTTGGCGCTTTGCTCGCGCTGCAGGGTGATCAGCATGGCGTCACGCTCCCAGGATCAACGTTGCGACCAGGCCTGCGCCGAGCGCCATGCCGGAGTAGAATTCCGCCATCGCTGTCGGCTGCGGGATCCACCGCACGGGATCGTGCACCAGCTTCCAGAAGCCCATCGTGCGCCAGTCCGGACACCATGCCGCGGCGAGCCAGAACGCCGGCGCGCGCGCCAGCCCTGCCAGCACCATCGGCCATGGCGACATGCCGACTGCCCACATGCACGCTGCCAGCGCGCTGCACGCCATCATCCCGTTGACCGCCAGACCGATCGTGTCGACCAGGTTGCGCGCCACCATCCGCGAGACGCGCATGTCGATGAACGGCCACCGTAGGCTGTAGCCCGGGTAGCCCCACGTCGCGCCGAGGAACGTGGCTGCCATCGTCGCGGCCACCAACGCCCACGCCGCCCACAGCGCGCCCAGGGGCGGCAGGAGGCCGTTCCATGCCATGACGGCTACGGATGCCCCGGCGATGGCTGCCTGCGCCCCACGGCCAACCTGGCTGCCCCCTATGGGGCCTAGCCATTGGCTCAGCAGACCGCCGGCGAACCGCCGGCCAAAGCCGTTGGCGACGATCAGCGCCGCTGCCAGGAACCAGATGTTCATTGCGACGCTTCCCGCGCGTTCTTGTCGTCCCACGTCGCGCCGAACACGTAGCTGCCGATCACCGCGCCGGCGAGCGCCAGCAGCCCCAGCACCACCTGCGAGACCATCGGGGAGTCGGGGTGGCGCTCAGTCAGCCACGCCACCATGGCAGCGCAATAGAGCAGCGTCATGTGGATGATGCGTCGCCTGCGCGTCCATGTGCCAGGCGGTGTCCGCGGCTCAGTTGCCATGGAGAAGCTCCTTCACATGCCGCAGGCGGTTGCGGCAGTCATTCCCAGCCGTCACCACGTCGACGATCCACAGCGCCAGCGCCTGGTCATTGGCCTGGGGTTCTGGCGGGAGCGGCTCTGCCTGGCACGCCAGCATGGTCGGGGGCACTTCCTGGCGCACCAGCACCGCGGGCCCGGCCCCGCAGCCCGTCGAGAGCAGCAGCCACGGCAGGAGACGCCACGCAGGCAGTCGTGATCGGGACACGGATGATCCTCTCTCGCGTCGTGGCAGCTGCAGTCAATTCCATGCGATGCTCGGCTTCCAGCGTGGCGATCGCGGCAAGTGCTTTCTGCTGATCAGCGATCCTGGCTGCCGCGATCTCCGCGTCCAGCTTGGATTGATACTCTGCACGAATGGCGGGATCGTGCACCAGTCGCACGTAAGCAAATCCGCTGGACGCCAGGACTGCCAGTGCGACCGCGCCAGAGAGCGGGCTAAGCAGCGCTGCCGGTATCATCTGCGGTCCTGGCGGTTCATGCCATCGACTTGCTTTTCGACATGATCGATCGCGCGCAGGATCGCGGTCACATTCGACTTCATGGACGCCATGTCCTCGCGTAGGGATCCGTCGCGGTATGCATTCTCGCGCGCTGTGTCCTTTAGCTCCTTGACCGCGGATGCGACGGCGATGGCTTCGTGCTTGGCCACGGAGATCTGCTCATTGACCCATGCAGCCCACAGCAGGTGCGCGGGAACGCCGGTCAGCAGCAACGCAAGGATGATCGGAACGCCGATCCTCGAGACAGCGCTCCACCCGATGCTTTCTGCAACGCTCTGGACGATCTTCGACATGCGCAACGTCATATCACTGCACCCCCTCGCATGTCATCGTTGTCATGTGATGACGACCGTCCATGTGAACTGGAACGGCAGTTGCAGCACGCCGGCATCGACAGCCGCCTTAAAAATCTCGCCATCCAGCAGCGGCGCATAAGCCGTGTAGACCGTCCGCAGCCCGTTGAAGGGCTGGCTGTTGAACGCTGCACGGTTGTAGCTCGCGCCAGCTGTGATTTCCCGCAGGCCAGCCACCAGGCGGATGGTCACGTCATTGCTTGGTCCAAAGGTCACGCTGATCTGGTAGGTGTTGTCGACGCCCGGGTCCACGCCATTGGTGCCTGCCAGGAACCGCATCACCCTGCGCTTGAGCCACCGGACGTTGAACGTCCTGCCGTCGCCCTTGAAGAAATTCCAGGTCATGCACCGTTTGAAGATGTCGTCGGTGGTGGCGTAGTACTCCTCCGGCGAAATGGTCAGCCGACCGTTGTACGGCAGCGCGTTGAACTGGAACGAGTTGTAGGGGCCGAGGTCGCGACTCACGCCTGCCGGCAGAACCGGACGCGTCTGGCCGTAGAGCCCCTGCGCCACCCAATCCAGCAAGTCGCCAGCGATCAGGTCACCGGTGTAGACCGGCAGCCCGATCTCCGCGAACCATGTCGTGATCTGCTGCGCCAGCGTGTTGTAGGCCTCGACAAATGCTTGCAGGTCGTCGTCGTCGTTGTACTGGACGTAGAGGTAGCTGGGGATGACCCGCGACCGGTAAGGCGGGACTTCCGCCCAAGACATGTCGAACTGAGTCATGACGTTTCCAGAGCCTTATGCCGAGGACCCGCCTCGGCGGTTGCAGCAAGGCTTACGCGCTGACGTAGAAGTGCGTGGCCAGGAATTTATGGCCGGGAGTCTTTGCGATGACATTGACCGTCATGGCTACGTTCGGTCGCAAATCCGCGAATCCGATGGTACAGCTTTGGCCCGGCGTGAGGATCGCGTAGTTCTCGACGCCATTGATCACAGCGTCGCCAAACAGCGCGACGAACAGGTTCTCCGCCGTCACCCCCTGGCTGGCCGCATCGGGGGGATTCTGGATGACCAGGTAGCGGCTGTTCTGATCGAACGACACCGCGACGGCTTCGGACTCGCCGCCCACCGCGAGTGCCGCGCCAACGGACTCGACGGACATCTCCGCGCCGCCGCCCGTGCTGTAGACCGGGATGGCGCCCGCGGGATTGCTTTGGTTGTTCGGAAACGACATGGCTCAGGCTCCCCACTCGATGACAAGGCAGCCGGCGGCACCTGCGCCACCGGTGACGGAACTGCCGCCGTAGCCGCCGCCGCCGCCGGACCCGGGCGCAGCGCCGTTCTGCACCGCAGCGCTGGTCACGGTCGACGCACGCCCACCACCGCCCCAGTAGGACGCGCCGCCCTGGCCGCCGTTGCCACCACCGTCGCCGCCCGCGCCGCCATACAGCAGCTGCGCGCCGGAGCCGGTGGGAATGCCGCCCTGGCCGCCGGCAGGCGCTGCGGCATGGACGCCAGGCGAGCCGCCCGTGGCGGTCAGGCTGTAGCTGCCACAGGTGACAGTCGTGTTGCCGCCAGCCGTCTCGCTGCCTCCCGACGCCGCGCCGCCAGTGCCGGCCGCGCCGATGGCGTACGTGATGGTGCGCGTGGCAGAGACGGCGAAGGACATGACCTGGATCGCAGTGCCGCCCGCGCCGCCGTTGCCACCAGCGTAGGTCCCGTCACCACCCGCGCCGCCGCCGCCGCCGCCGGTCGCATAGACCGTCCACCAGAGCGCGTTGTTTGGCACAGCGTAGGTCGACGAGCCGGCGTTGATGACGTGGCGCCCGCGTGTCGGGGGCGGCGCGGTCGTGATCGTCTGCAGGTAGAAGTTGCCAGCGTTGTCCGAGTAGATCGCAGTGATGATCGAACCAGCCTGGATCTGGCCGGCCACCAGCTCGGATCCGTCGGCGTTGACCAAAGGTGTGGTCCCGGCGCCGGTCACATCGATCGTGGTGGCGCCAGTGTTCGTGGCAGCAACTTCGATCCGGATCGGCGAGCCGATCATGTCGGCGTAGAAGTCCGCGATGTCCGCGGGCGCTGTGATTTCGATGGCGTTCGCGGTGCCTGCATCCACCAGGAACACGCCGGCTCCCGTCGACAGGTCCGCGTCCTGCAGGAACGCCTCTGCTGTGCCGGCGGTGATCAGCATCGTCGCCAGGTCGCCCGCGGTCCACGCCAGCGCCGTGGTGCCTTCCTGAGCGCGCGTCATGGTGATGACGTCGCCGCTGCGCGCGGTGACGTGGACGATCTCGTTCAGGATGCCCGTCGCCTGGTCGGTGAACGTCAGGACGAAGTAGTCGCCATCCGCGGTGACCGGATTCGGGAACAGCGCGCCGGTGCCTGCGCTCAGCGACGCGGTCGTGGCGACGTTGGTGATCGAGCCGGCCAGAGTCGACGTCGCGTTGTTTTCGAAGACGATGCGGGACACTGTGTTCTCACCCCTGACTGATGTTGATGTTGGTCGCGTCGGCGTAGAAGTAGCTCTCGGGGTCACCCGCGATGATGCCAGTCCCGGAAGTGGGCAGCGTGCTCACGCCGTCGATCGAGACGGAGAACGCCATGCGGGTCAGCTGCTCGCTTGGCACGATCGCAGCGATAGCCTCCTGGAACACGTTCTGCATCTGAAAAAGGTTCATCGGCTGCCCGACAACGATCGAATTGATGTAGTCGACCAGCGCAGGGGAGCCGAGTTGCGCCACCGCGGCAGGCGAGACCAGGTTGGTGCTGGTCGTGTTCCAGAGCAGGGTGACGTCGACGATCTGCTGCAGCGGCCGCACCATCGTCACGGTGTAGGTGTCCGGGTAGTCGTAGATCGAGACGACTTCCGTGCGCAGGTCCGGGGTGATCGTCCCGCCGCTGACATAGGTGGTGTATGCGCTGCTGTTCACGCCCAGGGTGAATGCTCGCGGGCCGGTGACCGTCGCGGTGTAGGTGTTGCCGTTCAACTCCACCATGCCGACCACGCCGTTGATCTCGACTTCGTCTCCGGTGGTCAAGCCATGCGTGATGTTCGTGGTGATCGCGCAGGGGTTGGCATTGGTCGCGCCGATGATCTCGAGGGACGAGCCGACCAGGTCGGAGATGTCGAACAGGCCAGTGAAGATGGCGTAGGCGGCTTCATACGGATCGCCGCCGCCGACCAGGATCTGCCATCCGTCCACCTGCTGGCGGATCGACACCAGCCGCGGGTCCACGCCGCTGACCAGTTCGAGCGATGTCCGCAGCGCCGACGGCATCCCCTGCGACACCGCCAGCCCTGCCTGCAGCACCTGCGCGCGATACTCCGCGGCTGTCTGCGCGCTGGTGCCAGGCGTGCCTGCCAGTGGATTGGTGACGGTCAGGGTGACCGTCGACGGCACCGACGTGATGATGCCGGTCACCGTGCCAGCAGGCACCGCCCATGTGCCCTGGTCGGACGCCAGAGCGAACAGGGACGCGGAGACGCCCGTCTCGCTGACGATCCCCCCGCTGCGCAGCGCATACTGATAGGTGCCATCGCTCACGACGAATCCTGCCGACAGCACGTAGCCTGGCGTCCCGGTGAAGACGACTTCGACCGAGGTCGTCGATCCCAGCCCCAGCGGCACGCCATAGATGTTCCCCAGCTGGCGCAGCAGGAAGTCGTTGGCACCGTACGGGGTGAGCGAGTTGATCAGCGCCACGCGCGCCGCCTCGCACTGCAGGATGGCGTAGGTATCCGTGCTGCTGATGTCCTCAATCAGCGAGCCGGGCAGGTTGGCGGTGTAGCCTGGCTGCGCTGCCTGGACGAGGGTCAGCAGTGCCGCGCGCACCTCGTCGGGCGTCGGCGAAACTGGACCTTCCGGCCCGATCACGATCGGCAGAGCTTCGCTCATGTCGGAACATCCGTCTGAATGCGCGCACCGTAGCGCGTGAGCACGTTCACGCGCCACACTGGATTACCGGCGCCCGGGACGCGGGTGATGATCAGGCTGGCGAAATACTGCGCAAACCGCTGCTGGACCAGGTTCACGTGATACTGCGGGACGATCTGCATGATGATCGCCTGCTCGCTGGGCAGCCCGAAATTGGCGAAGAACGGACTCTCGCCGGTGATCAGCTTCAGGTTCTGCGCCAGGGTCGTCAGCCAGACGTTGTCGTCAGTGGCCAGACCCGCGCTGTTGACCTCCACCCATCGGCGATAGCCGGTTTCATCTGGCGGCAGCCGCCCGTACGTCCTCATACCGGTGGTCCCGAGTTGCCGCCGCCGATCTCGACGCCGGAATGGATGTGGGTCTTGAGGCTGATGCCGTCGGCGATAACGTCGCCGCCTGTCACTGTCACATTGCCCCCGGACAGCGCAATGGTCACACCGGCAGCAGTGACGGTGATGACTGTCCCGCCGGCAGCGTCCTTGATGACCACGCCGGTCGGACCGTAGACGACAGCAAAGCCATCTGGCACCGCGGGGAATGAAGTGGTGCCCAGGGGGACAAACATCAGCGTCGCCAGGTTGGCCTGGTTGGAAACGCCGCGGACTGTGGCCACCCCCCCACCCAATCCCGTCACCCCGCCCAGGGACGCGTCTGCGGGCAGCACGACGCCCTTGTCGCCAGCCCTCAGCGGCATCCGGAAATATTCGCTCGTTGCGACGGGGACGCGCACCTGCGGGAGCGACGCGTCGATCAGGACTTCGAACTTCACCGTCACGAATGTGCCGTTCCCGGATACCACGGAGCACGGCAGAGCCTGGCCAAGCAGCATGATGACATCGTGCGCGCGCTTCAGCGCCAGTTCATTGGCAGCCTGGCCGAACGGGGTCTTGAGGGCGTTGTCTGCGCTACCGGACATTGGCTTGCTGTCCCGTGGAAGTGGCGTCGAACACCGTCACCCATGCCTGCGACTGCGCGTTGCGGAGCCTGCCGACATGGCGCGCGGAATTGATGAGGAACTGGCCCTTGAAGGTGTCCCGGGGCCGCTGCGCACTGTACGACTGCTGCATGGTGATAGCCTGCTGGCGCGGCGGGAGCGTCACTGTGTCGCCTGCCTGGATGTCGCTGCGCATCACGGTCGTGATGCTGAGCGTGGCAACCGACTGCCACGTCACCTGGCCGACCAGGTCTGTGTATTTGATGGCGATCGGCTCGCGCCTCTGCGTTCCATCGTCGATGATGAATTCAGTGGCCTTCAGCAGTATCTGGACACCGCCGTAGCCGGGATCCCGGATGATCCCTTTGCTGATCTGGTTCACTGCCTTGGCGAATTGCAGCATCGATTCGTAGAAGCCCGGTTGATGTGTCTGCATGACGAGCCGCGGACTGATCCGCGTCGTATAGGAAAACTCTGGCGTCGGAAACTTCGTCTTGAGCGACGCAACAATCGCGTCAGACATCGGAGTGCCTGCGCGCCAATCGAAGCTGATGACAAACGGCGCAGTTGGCAGCGTGTTTCCCGCTGTGAAATACATGTCCAGCGTCATGTCGACGCCGATCCAGTTGGAGAACGCCTGCTGGATCGTCCCCATGGCCAGGAGCCCGGATTGCTTTGGATCGGCCAGAGGCAAGCCCTTCTGCATGCCGCCGTAGATCTCGATGAACTTCCCGTTCAGGTCCGCTGCCTGCGAGATGGTGGCGATGTCGATGCCCCAAATCCGCACGTACGACCCGGCCAGCGGCGACGCGAAGTAGCGCACGTTCAGGTCCATCTCAATGTCCAGCGCGCCGGGATCAGTCCGCTTGCCATTCCAGCTGGTCCACTCAAACGGCTTCCCGCCTGCCAGCTTGGCAACCGGCCCGCCCATCCGATCGCGCACGACAATGCGGTAGTATCTCATGCGTCAATGACCTCGAACTGGTTGTCCGGCTCGCGCCAGACCAGCTTCGTCGTGAAGTAGCCGGCCACCAGAGAAATGTCGTAGCCGCTTGGCGAACCGACGCGCGCGATCGACAGCACGCGCTCTCCTGCGGACGTCACCAGGTTGATGAAGTAGCGCTGCTCGAACACGTTCCATGTGACCGTGCATTCGAATGTCTGGCCGTCCAGGACGCAGGAGAACTGGAACGGCTGGCCCGGCGGCGGGGCGAACGGGATGATGCTGGTTGTCATAGCGGCGGCAGCGGCGTGGCGATGACGGGGCCGGGAACGCCGATGGGGACGGCCATCGCGCCAAGGGACTGCATGGCGGGCGCCAGCGACGGGAACGCGCCGCTGATCATGTTGCCGATCGACGTCAGGAAGCCGGATTGATTCCCGATCGTCGGCACGCCCGCAGCCCACTGCCGCATCGGGTTGTTCTGCGTCCCCTCAGCCTGGCTGAACGTCAGCAGCGGCTGCATGAAGTCGAACTGCCACTCGGTCTGCACCTGCTTGGTGCTGTGGTCGCTGATGTCCCGCAGGCCGGTCATGACGCAGTTGGTGAAGATGTATGCCGGCGTGGCCACGATGTAGGTTCCACCAGTGGTGTTGTGCAGCTGCAAAGCCGATTGCAGCGCGGTCAGCGTTGCCAGCTTGGTCAGGTATGCGCCCTCTCCGCGCGCCGGCGCTGTCATCTTCAGCGAGACGTGCCGCGGCTGCACGATCACTGCGTTCGCTGCCACTGCCTGGTCCGCGAAAGGGTAGGTGCCGATCTGGTTGTCGATCAGCGTCGTGCCCGGCTGCGGCTTGAAGCTGGCAAAGAAGTCGTTCAGATCGCGGTCCTCCGCGCCCTGCAGCAGGCCGCGAACGAAGTTGACCCCTTCCGTCAGAGCGATGATCGGCAGCATTCCCTGCGGCAGAAACTTCGTCAGTTCGCTTTCCCCGGTCAGCACGATCGGGGAGATTTGGTATGCCAGCTTGAAGATTTCCCGGCTCACGCCGGAGAACGACTGGCTCATTGCGCCACTGCTCCTGCCTGCTGGACCGCGATCTGCGCACCGGTCCTGTTGTCGATCCGGATGTCCACCCGGGGCGGCAGCACGCCCGGCGCAAATCGTGCCAGGTAGTTCCGGGTTTCCTCAGGCAGGCCTCGCTCCCAATCGTTGCCGTGCGCGCCAACGAGCCGGTTCACGTTGCCCATGCCGTAGTTGTAGCTGGCCACAGCCTTGCGCAGATCGCCGCCGAAGTAGTCCCGGAGATACGCCATGTAGCCGCCAGCCGCGCGCGACGATTTGTCCAGGTCGTTGAAGTCCGCGTCCTCATGGAGACCCCACTGCGCTCCTGTGGCGCGGAGGAACTGAAAGTGTCCCCGCGCGCCGGCGCGACTGGGCCCCATGTTCCTGCCACGGCCGGACTCGATCGCCCAAATGGTGTCCAGC